TTATCCTGCCTTTCATGTAATGGGAGAGCCCTTTTCTCGCTGCGTCTGTTGGTTGTATTTGTACAGGCTCCTCGACACCTGACGGCCATCCAGAGAAACTGTTGTATCTTTATCGTTGACTGCCTTAGTAATCATTGCACCGATTGCCATGACCGCATTGATGACTCCGGTATTAGCAGAAGCGATACCGTCAACGATTTGGTCATTGTTCGCCACCGCTGCTCGGTTGCCCATTTGACCAACTAGCTCAGGCCCATCCTCACGGGCAATGAACATTTGCCCATGCTCGGGGAAGCCGCCGGAGGCGTATGCAGTGATATCCTGAACAGAATAGCTGTTGGCCGAACGGGAGGAAGAATTTTCCGAACTATACGATGCGCCATTCCCGAGATTTTTGATGGCATCTTGCAGCAGGCCAGAACTGGTGAATCCCTTATACATGTTATCTGCCATTTGCTTTCCTAGATTTTCAAACTGGCTCATATCAATAGATTGGCTAAAATGATTGATTTCCGTTTTCAAATCTTCCATTCCATCAATACCGGCGTCTCCAACTCCAGATTCTTCTTGCTTTAACCCAATAATAGAATCTGTAAGACCTTGAGTTTCACTTTGAAGATCACTGTATAGCTGAACCGATTGCATGTATGTTTCCTGTGCGGCTTTTGCCGCTTCGGTTTCTTTCTCTCTTGCAGCGACAAGTTCTCTGGCTTTCCCCCAACTGAAAATGTCTGTTTCGTTGAGTTCTTTTTGTGTGTTATTTAATGCTTCTGCGGCCGCATCATAATCCTTTGCCGCCTGTTGCATATCACGCATTGCCTGATATTGCTCTTTATAACTCTCAACAAGCATTTCTCGTAAGGCCTCCATTTTGGCCTCTCGCTCCAAAGAATCAATCAGCTCGTCAACAGCGGCTTTACTTTCTTTAACTTTTTGTGTTGTTTCATCAATTTCCAAATGTAGCCCATCAATGTTCAAATCGTTCAGAACTTGAACCTTTACCGCCATTTGATCTAATTCGTAAGCCGATGCATTTGCATTATCGTTAATGGCATAAATTTCGTCCGCAAGCTGTCTGGCAACTTGAAAATCAGCAATAGACGAATCAAAATCTTCTAAACGATTTTTCATATTGGTAAACGCTTGGTCTGTGCGTTCGGACGCTTCTGTGCAACGGTCAAGAATGTCCGCCATGATTTCAAAATCTTCCGATGCCGCATACGCCGCATTTGCTGCCGCTTCAACACCAACAATTTCGAGAACAATGCCAACACCAAGTCCGATAACGGCACCAGCGGCAGTACCGATAACAGGGACAACGGAGCCAATTCCCGCACCAGCTAATACAGACCCGAGTATTGTCATCAGTCCACCAGAAAGGGTTGCAGCGCCTTCTTTAATCTGCGCAGTAATTCCCATAATCACAAGAGACAATCCGACTCCGATTACTAGCCCAAAAGCGGCTCCAGCTCCTCCAGCAATGACTGCACCGATACCAAATCCAGCCAATGCACCGCCAATGAGACCCATGATGCCATTTCCAATGTTAAGACCATCTTGAAGAATCGACGTGATAGACGAAATCAAGAGAGACACGCCAATTCCTGCAATTATGCCACCAAGAACTCCTTGCGCAGGATTTAGATTTTTTCTGAATGCAAAGTATCCGCCAAGCGCCCCTCCAGCCAATGCACCGCCAATAGCACCTAAAAGAACATTCCCAAAGTTCAGTCCGTCTTTGATTTGAGAGGCAATGGACATGACCATCAAGGAAAGTCCAAGACCGACAACAGCTCCAAGCAGCATTCCACCAGCCCAAGTGAGGCCAAGTTTCTTAGCCAAAAGCAGGCCAAGTCCAGCCCCGGCAAGTGCTCCTCCAGCTGCGCCTTTTAGGATGTTTTCCCATGTTAGTCCATCCCCAAAAAGAATGTCTTTTACACTGTCAATCAGCAAAGAAATACCTACTGTGAACATCAACCCGCCTAGCAAAGCTTTAAGGCGGCCGATATCTGTAAACAATGTCCTTGCAATTCTCCACGCAAGCAGTGCAGAACCGATGGGAATGATATAGTTGTCAAGCAAATCTTTCAAAACAGGTTTGATTTCGTCCACTTGCTTTTTTAACGCATCAAGGGCGGTTTTGTCCCAAATATCCGGGATTTCAAGATCGTCGGTCCATTTTCCGGCTTCTCCAGTATCCAATTTGATTTCGTTGGATGCCCCGATGATATTTAGTTCATCGATTCCTAAAAGCTGCTGCTTTAGCTTTTTTAATTCGTCAGTTGTATCGCCAACGGAATCAGCAGCGGAGTCAGCATTTTCTTTGATATCTTCTCCCCAATCATTGGTCTCCCATTCCGGCATTTCAAATCCGACCAGAACAGCAAACCGCTGAATTGCCTCCGTCAATATCTCAACAAATGCTTGAACCCATGGGATTACCTGAATGAGGATAGGGACAAACACCGTGCCAATCGCTCGACCAAGCTGAGTAATTTGCTGGCGCAGCACTCTCATAGCATTTGCGGGGGATTCCAAGGTTTTTGCGAAATCTCCAATAGCCCCGATCCGGGAGGCTCCCTCCATCAGAACTAGGCTCCGCAGTAACGCCTTTTCCTGTTCTGTCATGGCTGCAACGCTTTCATCAATGCCATGAGCAAGAGCATATTCCTGTAAGGTGGCCTGACTAATCGAGATACCTAAGCGACGGATAGGCTCGATTTCGCCAGCAAGAGCGGACTGCAAACGTAAGACCGACTGTTCTGTGTCCTCGTTATACAGAGAACTCAGGTCGTAGGCCAGTTCCGTCAAGCCCTCGCTTAGGTCATAAGCTTGTTGCCGTGCTAACCCAAAACCGTTTGCCATAGACATGAACACGCCTTGCGCACGCATCCACTCTTCGGGGTCAATGCCAAGCCGGTCGTTGACCAACATTGCATAGTTATAGGCTTCATCGTAAAACTCACCCATGGAGACCTGAAACAAATTGACTGTCTCAACGTAGTCATTAGCCGACTTTATCCAGCCAGAAATAACATCGGCAAGCCGCTTGAATGCCAAATAATAAATACTGAATTTAGCTGCCGCAGAACTGATGCCCGTCCCAAGAACGCCGAAACTTCTTGCTGCTCTGCTATTTGATGCCGTCAGACTTGCATTGCTCTGGATAAGCCTCTGAATTCTGATGGGAAATGCCGAAAATCCATTGGACACCTTCTGCATTTCAGCCGCCAGCGGGCGCACAGCAGCGGCCACCTGCTCCATCTGCTTTGCGAATTTACCAAGGTCTGTCTTTTCAAGCGACGTACTGATCTCAGGGAGTTTCCTTAGAGCGTTGATCGTAGAGGAAAGGCCGTTTGCTTTCTGGATGCCAGCCAAGCTATTCATTGCAGCCGTGAACTCTTTGATTTTTCCACTGTTCAGATTTGCACCATTGATTAACTTTGCTGCTTCCGAAAGTGCCTTTAACTGCTTTGTGGTGGTTGTAAGCCCCGCCCCTCCTTTAGCCGCGGTTTTTAACCCGGTCAATGCAGTAGTAAGCGCCTCAATCTTCTTTGCTGCATCACTGGACGTCGCCTCGATTTCAATTTGCAGGCTATCAATATCTACGGCCATATTGCCACCACCTTTCTATATTGGCACTTGGCAATAAAGCACTTGGCACTAAAATATAAAATTCCGCTACCTCAAACTTCATAGAGATAGCGGAAACCTCGATACGCCTAGAAATAAAACGGCCCTCCGCCTATTCCTAAGCGGAGGGCGATTATTAAATTTCAGAACTTAAAATCTGAGGTTGAGTAATCATCAAACATGATGTTCCCACTTGCATGTATATCTTCTACTACTTCTGGCAATTCATCAAATCTGACCTCAATAAGATTTTCTTCATTTTCTGATATTGAATGGCTTGTGATATGTCCACTATCAACTCCATTTACATGCAAGTCAAAAAATCCAATTGTTAGATTTTGGCCCGTTTTATTGACAACAGAAAAAACTATTGCAGATTTTGGAACATCCAGATTATCAGCGGCATACACCGTTTCATACTGTACTACACCATTATATACTATAGAAATTTTATTGTCACTATACAAAGTATCGCCAATATTTAAGTCTCTTCTCTGACTTAATTCTTCATCTAATTCCTTTTGAGCATCCTGTTTAGTGGAGTCTACATCTTCTTTTGTTATAACAACAAGTTCACTTTTGTCATTCATGGTATCACAAAAAGCTATATCATCCCCGCTTTTGTATTCCTGGATTTGAATAGAAGTTTGGAAATTTTTCTCCTCTGATGGACAATTGAAGATAACTGTCCCAAGGCATTTATACACAGATTGATTGTTTTCGCAAATAATTCCAATCAATCGATCTACATCAATTGCACATACACTCGGGTCGTCCTGTCTTGCGCTCTCTCCGACAAAAGATATTTCTAAGTTATAGTAGTTACCCGTTTCATTGATTGACTCAATATCGACACGAAAACTTCTATTTTGCAAAAATGCGTTTTTCACATCTTCCGTGCTTGCAATTTCTGGATTGTTAGAATCTGATGTATCATGATATTCATGTTCAGTACTCTCGCCACATGACGTTAACCCGATAATCATTAAAAAGGCAAATAGTACAGAAAAAAAATTCTTCATTTTAATCGCCCCCTTCATTATATGATACATCACACAACGGAAGGAAATCAATCAAAATCTCCGCTATCTCTATGAAGTTTTCAAGGTGCAACGGGGGCGCTATTTCTTTCCCCAGCTCTTTCCGGCCCTTACCATCTGACTCATATACGCCTTGGCAAACAATGCGTCCCGCTCTTCCTGCTGTTCAGATTTCTCTTTGGGCTTATCTTTCCCAAACAAAGGATACGGCTCCGTTCGATACTCTATCGGTTTTGCACCATTTTTGGCAAAAGCATGAAGAATGGGGGAGACGTCGCACAAAGCCTCATAAATGTACATTCCCATCAAATGGGACTCCGCATTTGTTCGCTCCATACGACGTCTATCAGCCTCCCTATAAATGTTCACCATCCACACGTCTCCGGTCCAGTATTGCTCCCATGTCATACCGATAGAGAGATAATACGAACAGTCACGCACGAACAGTTCTTCAAATGACTCTGGACCCTTTACAGCTCCAGAGTCAGTCCGGAGTTTTTTGCGGCGTCCTCGTCAACAACGATAGAGTTGGACGCAAGAGCTTGCTGATAAAGCTGAATGAGCCGCTTCACCAGTTCCTCCGGGATGCCGCCGCCCCACTTTTCGATCAACTTGTCTGTCTTTTCCCTAGAGATATTCCGGTGGTTCTTGCGAAACGCATAGTAGAACAGGTCCCTCATGCCAGTAACAGGATACTCAATGGCATCTTCCAGCTTGAATTTGTTACGTTCAGCAAACACAATACTCTCACGAGAAAAATCCAGGACATAAACTTGCCCAGTCTTATCATCAGTCAGGCGGGCAGGCTTTACGATGTCCTGAATATCAATGGTCTTTTCGCTCATTTGTATGCCTCCTCAAGATTGTTAATCAGGGTCCCTCGGTGGGTTTTGCCGCCATCACAGGGGCACTATTTGGTGTGATGTAAAGCGTAGTCTCCAGCATAGAGCCAACGCTGGCCTCGTTCAATCCAAGGGGAGCAGGAGTTCCAACAAAGTAAGTAGCATCTGCCAGCTGCGGATGAACCACGGCAAACCACACCTGCTTATCTCCTTCAACGGCTGTATCATAAGCCCCCATGAGGGTATCCCAAGCGTCGATCAGGTCTTCGGTCAGGTTTGCCCCATACTCTAGAGCGCCGCCCAAGTCCTTCAAGCCCTGGACATAGGTCATGTACTCGGTCTCCTCCAGAGTGGTGGAATCAATGGTATTGGGACTAGGATTAAAACTTGGCATAGATTTCACTTCTGGAATTTTAATGTACCCTGTAGTTGGACGGGTCCCGGCACTCGTCTCAACGGCATACTGCAATGTCATACCTGCAGTAGAAAGTCTCTGACTCAATTGAATTACCTCTTTTCTGAATTAGTCTGCACGGTAGACCCAAAAATCTTTGCCCACCGTAGCTGTGTATCTCGCCACCATTCTGTAGATCGTGGCGTCGCTCAGGTTTGAAATAGGATTGCACATTGTCCGCGCAAATCCCAGTTTGGAAAATTCGCCATCAACGGCTTCCATAATGTCTTTTGCCTCGGACTTCTTGTAGCCGACGGTGTTGGTGTAAACATTTACCTCATACATCAGCGTTACAGCGTTCTCAATGTTGGTCGTTCGCATTCGCTGCACTACCGCATTGTCGCTCTCCACGATGGTCACGGCGGGAAACTTCGCAGGGGTGTCTACATATTCGCCACTAACGAATATTCCTGGAAAAGCCACCCGGAGGGCTTCTGCGACCTGACTGAATATCAGGCTCTCCACGTCAATCATTTCAACGCCTCCTTTGCCGCTGGAATGACCATTTGCCTGAGTTGCTGGGCGGTGTTATACATGTACGGCCTGGATGGCATACCCTTTGTCCAGTGTGCCCGTCCATCACGCCCGATGTACCACCACCCTAGTTCCCCGTGGTCGTTCACGTCATACTTCCACCCGGCGATTGCGATATTTGGGTGTTGATTGTTCTTTCCCACAATGCCGGTGCCAAAGCACACGAAAGCGGCATGGGCGGCGTCCGCTATGACATACCCAACACCCGATTTTTGTTCGGCATGGATGCTGTTATATAGCTCTCCGCTGTCGTAGGCGTTCATGTCGGACACATTCATCTTGGCAATCTCAACGCCTTGCGCTGTCAGGTACTCAATCAACTTTTGCGGCGCCTGCTCAACCTTCCTCTGGTACGCCTTGACTTCCTTCAACGCCTGATTGATGGAGTCCGTATTCAGTTTCAGTTTGATGGTTAGCATAGGCGGCCTCCGCTTTTACTTTCTGATCGAACAGGCTCTTTTCTGCTTCGTACTCCGACACAGTGACCCTCTTTATGGCGTACTGCGTAGAATTTTTCCACGGGGCTTTCCGCTTTACGATGTAGTTATACGGGCCATCTGTATCGGCCCCGTCCACCCACAGCACGGAGTTCTCATCGATGGGGCAATGCGGGTCGGCAGTGGTAGCCGTCCGGTCGTAATCCTCCAGAGAGCCAAACTGTTCCACCTCAGAATTCCCCTTGTTAGGGGAGACGCAGAGCATAGTGGATTTCAATTCGCTGTAAATGGGGACATAGCTGCCGGTAGGGTTTCCCCACTCATCCACAATTTCCTCTTGGCCCTCGTAAAGCTTGTAGAATACTGGCTGCTGGTTGCGCAGGAGGCTTCTCACAGGGCATCCACCTCCCGAAACGCTACCGCCAGCTTAGGAAACTGCTTGGCGAACCAGTCCACCATTTCTTCCTCCTGCGCCCAGGCAGAGTTTTCCGCAAGGCCACTTTCGTAGAGAAATGCATGAATAATCTCATGCCGGAAGTTTTTCTTCTCTTGCAGGTCGAGGGCCTTCTTGCTCCCCGGCTCTCCTCGCTTGTACTGCTTTACCACCAGTGTTTTGATGGTCTCGTCACAGTAGCCGTCGCAGTCTTTCAGGCCCTCGTCGTTTTCCTCCGGAATGAAATTCAGGGTGTATGTTTCGCCCAGCACATGGACTGTCATTACGTCACCCTCCCGGCCAGCGGCGTCACTTCCTGCAAAAGCGATTCGGAAATCCAAGCGGACTCCCAAGTTCGACTGATAGAGTTTTCTGTGTGCCCGAGCTGGCCTTCTGCTCCAATTCTGTTGTAGAGGTCAAGCGCACACCTGAACTGCAAATCCAGATACCGGCGCTCCAGTTCCTCCGGCCACTCTTGAAAAGGGTAACGTCGGGCCATAATCGCTGACTTTGCGCTCTCTAGGCAATCTTGCAGGACAGTTTCGTCAACCTCTTCGGTTCGGAGTTTCAGTCTCGCTAAGTTGTCCATTATTCCCCCTCCTCGATCTCCCGGCCCTTCGTTCAGTCGCGGGAGGCGGCGTCGGTTCATCCAACACCGTCCCGTGCCGCTTCATCATATCCGCGTCGTCGGCCTTAATGGGGAACGGAGTCCCAGCCTCATAAAACTGGTCGCCATAGCACACGCGGTAATTTGGAATAAACTTCATGCTGCCTCCCGCTTTTTTAGCTCTCAAATGTGGCCCCAGCAAAATTGAACTTCACAACACTGCTGTCATCCACAAGGACTTCAAAGGTGTCATCCTTTGTTACCCGGAAAATAATGTCCGGGTCAAATGCGATGCCCTGTTTGGTTGGAACCCCATTTTTCTTAAAGGTCATCTTGCTTCCAGTTTTCGTCAGGTGAAACGGGAAATAGTACCCACTGTCTTCTCCAGGGATAGAACTGAACTCAGAGTAACCAGTCACATGATGGAATGTACCCGTGACAAACCCGTCAGCATATACCTTCAGGTCATCTCCTACCAGTTCGGACACCTGCTTCCCCAATAGGGTCTGACTGCCGGGGAAAATGGTTAGAGTGTCAGACTCGATTATTCCCCCAGGACGTTGAGCACCGCCACCTCGTCCATGCGCTCGAAGGAGGGCAGGACGATTTCAGACGCAAAGGTGTTGATATTTACAGGATGCTCCTGAAGAATACGGGTAATCGCAACGCCTGTATTCACAATGGAAACTTCGGCGCCGGAGGCTCCTTGAAGGTCTGCCTCCTCGGGAGTGGTGCCATACCAAGTACTACCAAGAGCACCGTCAGGAATCAGACAAACATAGCCATTGGGCACAAATGCATGGGCAACCTTGTCCTCGTCCCGGAACTGCTTGTCGTAAATTGCAATCCGCAGACCGGACGTGGACTCTACAACCGCCTTTACTTCGGCGTCGGTCAGATAGCCAAGAGACAGGCCGTTGGTGGTCAAGTAGCGGTTCTTTACGGCGTCCGTTTTAGCAAGTAGATTGAAGGTATAGGAGTTCATAATGGCAACCGTCAGTTCAGTGCCAGTCTTAGAACGGATAGCGTCCTTGACCGTCTTGAATGCCGCAAAGGGATCAGCCGTAGAGGGCTTGTCCCAAGTGGCTGTATCAGTCAGTGCGGTGTAGTTAGAGGTCTTCCAGGAGCCGTCCGTATCATACTTGTAGGTATAGTTCACGCCATTTGCCTTGATCGCAATACCCACATCGCCACCCTCAGGGAACAGCAGCTGCATAATCATGCGCTCAGGAACAACGTTCGCGCCGTCAATAAGGTCACGGGTATCGTCAAATACACGGGCAATCACCTCGGCAGCATAGGGGTCGCTAGACTCCTGTACCCGCAGCATCTCTTGGCGGTCCTTCTCTTTGATTTTATAGCCCTCGCGGAAGAAAGGCATCTCGGTCTCCAGTTTCTCAAATCCAATCCGATCACGGAAGGTAGCCTTCGCGTCGAATGCGGAGGGCATCAGAGACACAGGCAGACCACGGGAACCTTTGAGCCAAGACAGATCAAGGCCAGCCTTTTTTCTTGCCGGAAACAGAGTGGCACCGAGATAAGGAATCTGATTGGAGGCAACTTCAGTCCAGTTTGCCGCAATCGCAGCGGGAGTAAAAACTTCTCTCAAATCCATTATGTATCCCTCCTTACTCGTTCACGCCAATGTTGTCCCGCAGGATAATGCCGGGCACATCGAAAGTGGCGTCCAGCGTAATACTTGCATGGTCCTCGATCTTTTTCTTGTCCACAACTCCCTGTACCAGCAGAGCACCATTGGGATTCTCAGTCGGGTCCACATCATACAGCAGCATACCAACAGCGGTAGCATAAGAGGTAGCGGCCACCTTCTTGCCCGCAGCAGTCATGGGCATACCAGCAGGGACAGCAGAGGCTTCCGTGACACAAATGGGGATTGCCACAAAATCGTCGGCAGCCAGAATTTCAACGGTGCCGCCAACAGAAGTCTTACTAAACTTCATCTGTTTCTCTCCTTTTCAATCAAAAGTAATGTTTCAAACCTTCGTTTGCATTTTTGAGGGCATCGGCCCGCTGCTTGCCCAGTTTCTTGGCAAACTCCACGGCCTCATCCTTGCCGCCATCTCCACCACCAGCACCGTCAGGCTTAGGGTCCTGCTTCACCAGATCAGCCCGCAACTTCTTCTCATAGGCAGCGTTGGCTTTCTGCTGATTGGCAAAGACCACATCCATCTTGCCGTCAAACAGCGCCTCTGCTGTCTCGCGGGCCAGCTTCTCGTCATAGCCCGGCATGGCGATATAGCGGGCGGTGTGCTCGGCAATAGTGGACTTGCGCAGAAGTTCGGTGTACTTGTCCTCCAGCGCCTTGCGGTCAGCGTCAGCCTGCGCCTTTGCGGCCTCGTCATCGGTCATCTTGGATTTGAGCTGCTTGGACAGGTTGGCTGCCTCGGTAGCCTTGGCATCGAAAACTTCTTTCTTCACATAGCCGCTCAGGTCAACCGGGTCGGGCACATCAAGCCCCAGCAGGGCAGTAACCTTGTCGGCGTCGCTCATTTCCGCGAAGCCCTGGATGCTGTCGGTGGAAATCTTCATGTAAATTCTCCTTTTGGGTTTTATAAGTGTTCTCTCACTATGTTTTTGGGTTATTAAGCGTTCTCTCGCTGTTGGGAAATTTGTACCGCCCCTTCTCTGGGGCCATATTCAAACGGCTGGGCCGCTTAAATTCACTTTTTCTCCGCCGGGGTATACCAGCACCGACAACCAGGGTGGGGCTTGCTTGGTATGCTCCGGATGGGATAAATTTTCCCGTCTCGTTCCTTACAAGCGGAGCACTCACGCCCGTCATTCATGGTGTTCCATTTCACATAGCGCACACCGCTGTCTTGAAATGCTTTCAGTGTGGATTGGTCTGTGACTTCCACCGCATACCATTCCGTCATCTGCGCCCAGTAGGAAAGGCCCCGTCGAAACTCTGTGACCTTTGCGGTGGTCGAGTTAATAGCCTCCGCTGTGCGGTCACGCTTGCGCTCCCATTCGTGGGAATACTGGTATTTCGTCACAGCGTTGTACGCCGCCAGCAATGCCAGTAACCACGCTAAATCAGGTGGTTCCTTTCCGTGCGGTTCGGCCTCCTGATACCGCTCTTGCGCCAGTTCAAGAAAGATTTCCTGATTATCATGGGCGAGGTCTTGATACAGTGTTCGGGTGACTTCCAGCACATTGAGTTCATCAAATTTCGCCAGTGCCGCTTCGTCTTTGGCATCCTCAAACCGCTTGACCGCCCTCCTGTTCAAAATATCGATGGCTTTGTCAGTGAGGTCATAGAATCCGCTCATTCAGCATCACCGCCGCCGTCCTGCGAATTTTCCGGATCGTTCCCATTGGCCCGTTCCTCCGCCAGCTCATCCCGTAGGCTCCGCTTCATCTTGCGTTGCTGTTCCTCGTACCAATCCATACTCATACGGTACGCAGACTCGGGGTCGCTGAATAGCCCGCTGTACTGGAACGCCAGCTTCGGATGAATCTTGCTATTGTTCAGCATCTCCGCCAGCACTTGCGCCTTGGATTGAATATTGGACAGGTTCTTGCGGGTAAACTCCGGCTTGATGTCGGATAGCTGCAAGCCCAAATCGCCAGTCTCCCGGCAGATATACAGCACCAGCCGCAGGAACTCCCGCTCCGCCCGCTCCCATGTCTTTTCCGTGTCCTTGGCCCGGCTCTCAGCGGCAGACCAACCATCTCGGTAAATAACCGCCTGCCCTGTGTCGCTGGTAGAGGAACCGCCGTTCCGGTTCGGCATCCCGCAGATGGTCAGGTATGCGTCCTTCAGATCGTTCACAATGGTCTGCGTGTTGGTCTGGTTCAGTTCAGAGGCGATACGATATACCTTGGCCTCCATACCGGGCTGAACGCTCTTGATAGTAATTGCCATTCCGCCCTTCGCCAGTTCCTTATACTGGCCATTCTCCAACTCACAGTTTTGGAACACATCGAATGCGTTGACGAAATCCTGAATACTGTCCAATCTATTGGATTCAATCATGTTGATGGCATTCAGAATGGGGATGACTGGCTCAAAGGCCCCCATGCGGGCATCGTTGTTTACATACTCTACAATCGGGATATAGGGGATGGTACGGTCTTCCTGCTTTGTAATCTGGCCATTCTGCACCTCGAAATACCATTTAGGAGTGTAAACGCAGAAGTATGGCTGGCCCTCCTCGTCTACCTGTTCCAGAACACCAGCGACCTTTTTCTGCCCTACGCCGCTATGGTAAATGCAGAACGCCGCTCGCGGGTCGAGTGTGTAGATGGATGCCGGGGAACCGTCCTCCTCACCAGCTTCGTCAGGGAGTACCATGCGTACCGCTATGCCGCAAATGTGCATCCAGTCCGCTAATTCCTTGTCCAGTGTGTCTTTACTCTCAGATCGCATATACTCGTTGAGCGTGTTCACACTGGCGGAAATATCATCTTCTCCACCGTTGGACACATAGCGGATTGGGCCATCCAGGAGGTAAGCAGACTTGAAGACCACGATTTCGTTCGCCCGGTTAATCATCACCTTGTTGTTGATCTCCGGGCGGACGATTTTATCTTTTAAGCGGATGTCCTGTTTTCCTTTGTAATAGTCAAACAAATAGGACATTTCTGCCCTGTTCATGCGATGTACGGCCAGCGCCTTACCCAGCACCTCCACCACGTTTTCCGGGGTGACTTTCTTCTTTGCGGTGTAGATTTTGCGCCGACCAGTCAGGCCATCAACCGGCCATTCGGATATAGCCCGAACAGTATCGTTTTCAGTCACCTTGTCACCTCCAGAACAACAAAAAAAGTGCCAAGAACAGACCCGTAAAGGTCCACTCTCGGCACTCGGCACGCTTCGTCCAGGCATTGCCCGGAGGCACTTGGCACTAAACTATATATTTTCAGGCGCTCTTTTCGCCTTTCAATTCGATTTTAATGTTCTTCTTGCAAGCCTTACAGTATGGGTAAACAATACCAACTGCCTTACTATCCACCTGCATCAAAAGCCGCCCTTTTCCATGATTGATACCGGCGGCAGCGCAAACAGGACAATAAACGTCAATCTTCATTCAATGGACGACTCCTTTCGGTCTTTGGCACCGCTCCCGTCTCTCGCAACTGCGAGGCGGCGTATGTGCGCTTCCCGCTTAGATTGTCACACCTGCGTCATATGGATATGCCATATGGTACTTTACCCGATCCGGTACAGGTAGTTTTCAGCGGGATAGCGCCGGGACAGGTCATAGCTGCCACCGCTTTTTTACCCGACACTATGACTGTCGGCTCTGCCGCATGGAGGGCGCGACCCTCCGACCCTGATTGTGGGCTGCATCGTGCTGCGGCATATGTCCCCGCCAATACTAATACCCGCGTAGGGACGTAGGCGTCAACGCATTGGAGGGGTATATCGTTATCTTCTCCGCATGTCGGCTTCGATTGCGAAACTCTGGAGCAGGCTAACGTGAAGGGAGTCCCCCGGCAGGAAACGTACAAGAGAGGCTCTCCTTTCCGTTTAATATCTGCTCACTAGATACCCTGCCGGGGGAGTGGGTTATCCTTTGGGCCGTGGTTGGTCACAGCCCGAAAGGGGAGGAAAATTGGATAATTATGTTTACCCAAATATATTATACATCAATCGTTGTTAAGATAACAACCTATATATCTATATGTGTCTAATGGTGTTAGGGTCGGGAGAAATTAACCACTCGGGGGCGATTATCGCCTGACGCTAACATGACGCTAGCAATGGATTATTCGAGATTTTAAAATGGCCGCTTAAATACTTCAACCTTGTTTCCCTCAAGTTGTTGGACATATTCGGCAAATAGGCTCCACGCATCAGGGACATCATCGTTGCGGTTTTTCCCCGCCATTGTGTAACTACAAAGGAAATTCAACATCCGCCTATATTCCTTGTCCTTTTTTATGACAGAATTATCCTTGAATAGCACACGATCCTTAATAAACGGACTATTTACTATTATCCGAGTTTCCTTATTTGAGGTAGTGTATTTCGTCGTGATTTTTGCAATTCCGCCAGCCTCTTTGACTTCTTTCTGCACTTTCTCCGCCACTTTCCCACCGGCGCTGTTACTTTCAAACTGTCCCATCTGAGCCTTGTGCTGAACGAGCTTTGACACCAGCCGCGCCTCTACAACCTCTGGATTGCTGTTGTCGCATACTACGTCTTCACAATAAAAGTCATTTCCGTACTGGTAACAAATCGGCATGACGCAGTAATCAGTGCCTTTGTCCTTCGTATCGCATACAAACAGGATGGCATCGGGCTTACCGTCAGGAAGTTCAAAATACCTGCGCAGCTCATCCTCATTGTAGAGCTGTCCTTCACGCTCAATGGGCTGAGTCATGTATAGTGCCCTCCAGGAAGCATCGTCCATAACATCTCTTTGATTGTGATAGAATGCCGTGGTAAACCCAAGCCCATACGGATAATCAAAATTACTCTCATCATTTTCATCCAAAGCGGGTAGGTGGATAAACTCTGCCAGCGGGTCTTCTGCATGGGCTAGTTCAAGTCGGTCAATGGGGTCATGCAACGTCCAAGGTGTTTGGACAAGAAGCTGGACACAATCTCCGATCATACGCTGCATGAGGTCTGTATAATACTGCTGCCAGAGCTTGTCCATGCGCTCTTTGCTCATTGCGGACTCGATATCAGGTACAAGGTCATCTGCTACCAGAAGATTCGAGGCACGTACTTTGCCCGCGTTACCAGAGCCTATAGACGAAAACTCAAAGGTCTCAAACCGCTTTCGTTTTCCAAGATCAATTCGCATGTCTTGGGCGTTTGTTTTGCAAACTTGAACAGATGGAAAAATATCTTTCCACAAATACTCCCCTTTGAGGTCTAACATCCGCCCAACTTCTTCATAAGCCCCACGTAGGAATGAGTTTGAGTGCGAACCCATCAGAATGCTTAAATCTGGATTCTTTAACCCCTCCATCACCATGAACATCAATTCAATGGTGGTCTTCCCGACGCCTGGGGGAGCCATAACACCCAAAATGCGTATCTTCCGTTCAGATAGCCGCTGCATAGCTTGAACAACCGGAAGCAACTGCTTTCTGCGTGGCATATAGAACTTTTTCTTCGGTTCTCTATCCCACTCAGCATATCTTATCGCCGCATCAAAATCATACGGCGCATCAAACAGCAGACTCCGCTTGTTCAGCTCGAACATACGGATGCTTTTTTGTTCTGTGGCGAATTTCGCAGACAGCCGCCGCACTTCCTTGTTCCGCTCATGCGCCAGCGTAAAATCTTCTGGCTCCAACAATCTGATCGAATCAAACGCATCAGATAGCGCAGATGGGTCGGACAAATCTCTCTGAAATGCCCTCTTTACCAACTCCCGAATTTCCATTAAAAAAGTGCCTCCTATCCCGTAGGATAAAAGGCACTTGGCACTGTTCGCTCCATCTGGAGAGGCACTTGGCACTCACAATATTTTATTTCTTTCCTTCAAAATTTTCTATCGCATTTATAAACATTTCTCCGCATTTGTCGTATACTTTTTGCCCCAAACCATGCAAAGAAACAAATTCTTCTTTCGTTTTCGGCTTATATGTTGCAAGTGATACCAATGCATCATTGGTAATCATCACTGGTATCCTGTTATGAAATCGAAAGTCATATAAGAACATTAACATTTTTTCGTCGGTTAAGATATTCCCGCTATCATCCGCGATCAAATTGAAATCGCCATTCCTAATGTAATTGATTTTCTTTTCCTTTTTAACATGGTATTCTGAATTTGTTTGGTCATATTCTCCCTTTTTATATTGTTTCCTCAAAATAATGTTTCCATGATAATCCAAAATTTCATATTTCGCGCATTCATCAGCACCAGACAGTACCATTTCTCTCCTATGCGCTTTCATTTTCGAGATAAGGTAGTCTTTTCTTTTTGAAATATTGATCGGAATCCCGTTAATGTTCAAAGATAATTGGTCAGGTTTGGGATACGGTATATCATATTTATACATATTTAATCCTCCGCCGGTTCAGGCCACGGCATCCAGTGAGTTACCTTTGACCCGGCAAATCGGCCAGATGCCCACCCACATGCAAGTCCATCATCTTCCCAAACCTCATAAAAACCGTTGTGCCATCTTGCCTGTGTCTTCCACACATATCTATGCTTATCCATCCAACTTTCAATCGTGATAAGAATTAGTTCCCCGTCTGTCGGCATCCTATCAGCGCATTTGATCCAGTCCATTTTGTTCGGACACCCTCCCCTGAATTTTATTCATTATCTCCATGAAATCTTTTTGTCTTTCGATCAATGCTTCTGCCTGTTGCTTCATTCTTACATATGCTTCAATCGTCTTTATACTTCTCATAACGCAAAATCCGCAGACAATAGCGCAGAATAATCCTGAAATGATTGAAAACAGCCTTCCTGATACCATACCCCACATGAAATTACCGGCCCCAAACGCTACTGCAAACAAACAAAACACAATCAGAGCCTTGCTGTTCCGTATTGCCTTCTTATACATATTCAAATCTCCTTTTTTGTTTTGCGCGGAATTTTAGTCCGATCTCCTTGCCAGCACATACCACTGACTCCTGCTAATTCCCATCTGCTTACAGGCGGCTGCTACTGTGATGGAGCCGTCTTTTTGCATTTTGAAAAATTTCAGGCCGGTTCACTTGAAATCCATTTATCATTCGTCAAAAGGTTCATCAGATAATTTACCCGCTTGCCAAACAATGTTTTCCCCATATTCATGTAAATCATCAGCCCAGAAAGAATTGCGGCATCACCTGTGTCGTTTTCTGACTGCGGCTTGAATGTGTATCCCTCGTTTTCAAAAACAATAGTGCAATTTTTCTCTTTTGCTATCCAAAGGAACGCAGGCAAATCTTCTGGGTTTTTCTCAAATCGAAAAACAGAATCTATGTGCATCGTTCCATTCTCTACAACTTTTTCTTCAAGATAAGACAACAGGCCATGATTGAACACTTTTTCATCCATCAGTTATCCTCCTTATAGTATCTGTCCAGTTTCGGGTCATACTGTCCGTGGCTTTCCTCCCACTTTGCAACCCTTCGATAAAATGTGTTCGGCTTTAACCCAAGATTGCTCATTGCCTTTTTTGCTGTAATGATTTTTGAACGCCATGCCTTGTATTGTTCCTCAAAATCAGCATCCTCGATTTTAATAGGAACACGCCCCTTATACTCTCCGCGAGCTTTCTTCAATTCAATTCCTTCTTGCTGGCGCTCGCGGATGCACTCTCTCTCAAACTGGCTGATGGACGCGAGAATAGTCAGCAACATCCGTCCCGCCGGAGTCTTGGTATCAATCGTCTCCTTCTGGCTGATGAACTCGACACCCTTCGCCGTCATAATATCTGTGATTTCCAAAAGGTCTTTTGTACTCCTTGCAAGACGGCTGAAACTCTCAACAATAATCGTATCGCCCTCCCGCATAAAGTCCAACATGGCTTGCAACTGCGGCCTCTGCATATTCTTTCCGCTACACATATCAATATAAACCTTATCAACGCCAAGCCGATCCATAAGAACCTCCTGGCGTTCCGGGTTCTGCGTTACGCTCGAACACCTAACATATCCAATCTTCATTTACTCCGCCTCCTTTGACTATACTATACCATGTGTTTCTTTATGTGTCAATAGAATTTTGAAATATTTTTCAAATAAAAGGTCTTTTTGAGCGTGTCGCACAATTCGGTGGTGAGGTAGGGGGGCGGGCGCTTTCTCTACCCCCCAGGGGTGTACCGGCCCGCAATCCGGCTTGTCATATAGGTATACTTAATGGAAACGCTGGTTTCACATATAATATATGTGTCGCATGGGTTCTTGTTCCATTGAAAATTATTTCATTTAATCAATAAAACCCTATTGACATATATAACCAAATATGCTATCATACAATCACAGCAAGGGAAACCGAGCTGAATTCACCGGGCAGGAGGTAAACGAAATGGAGATTGATAGCATGACCCAAACCGAATTAGCGTCATACCTCGAAACACTGGCAAGGCTGGTAGAGGCCACGGCCAAGGACGCACAGGACGCGGCCCGCATTATCCGAGAGGCCATCCCCAAGCAGTAAAAAAAGATAGCCGCCCTACCCTGAACAAGTAAGCGGCTATCTAACAAAGAACACGGGGCGGCATGGCCTGCCACATGTCGCCCCCACTATAACACAACCGGCAGGGGAAAGCAAGGCCACAGACCGGAAGGGAAAAACATGGGCATTATCCAATATATCTACAAATACCGCAAAGAATGGAATTGTAGAAGGCCATACCAGAGTGAACAGGAGCGGGACGCATGGTTAGCGCTGGACAAGGCCAGCGGACACAAGATCAGGAAGACAAGCCCCACAGATTACACCGTATATATTGACTATTAAAAAGCCCCGGCCACTACTCGCAACAGTGGCCAGGGCAAAGAGAAGCCCCAGCAAGTACCACCAAACCAGGGCACGCCCATTATACCACGGGCGGCCCTCCATGACAAGGAGGAAAACAGAAATGAAAGAATACACGATCCGCGATATTGAAGCATTGACAGAGGAGCAAGCCGCAGCAATGGCTATTGAGACCGCCTCCGTCAAGGGGCATCAAGTCTATTTTGTGGACTTTGGCGGCTATTTCGGATATTCCGTGCTTGTGTTCGCAGACGGCCACCACATCAAATATGCAAATGATTATGAGTTGCACCACAACGGCAAGAGCCGCGACGAACTGCGGAAATTTTACCTTGACAGCCTCAGCCGGAAACTATTTACAGCCGACGAAATGGAAACCGTAAGTGACTACCAGGACAAGCAAGCGAAAGAATACTACATTCGCAATTACTACGGACTGCGCCGGGATCATATTTCCATGTTTTTCTGTGGCCCCGATAAGGAGCGGGAAAAACTGAGAAGGAAAACCGAAAAAATGATTTTTAGCCCCGTTTTCCTTGCGTTCTACGACAAAAAAGACGCTGATTTTGTGAATAGCGGAGAAGAATTGCTTGCCATGCTTGAAAAGGCAGAACCCGAAAGCGACAACGCGGAATACTGGAAAAACGCATTTCTCCGCGAGATGTTTAATCACGAATACGGTATAAACTGGCAAGCTGATTTTGACGTGTGCTCTTGTTTCGGTAACTGCTCCAGCGTGTCCGATATCGACGATATAAACGCGCTTTTCGCCGCCTGCAACTTTAGCGACGTACAGCGGGACGCATACATGGCCGCACGGCGCGAATATAGCAAGCAGAGCGCCGAACTTTACTGAATGGAGGTCCGCACAATGAAACTTGTAAGCATTGTATTTGACAAGGCCGCCAGCGAATACAAGCTATATTACAAGGACGAGGAAACCGGAAAGCCCTATTACATCACGGCAAACCACCTATTAGACAAAGAAAAATTATGGGCGCGGGATTGCAGACGATACGAGGACCCTTACCGCATTAGCTGGATGAAGGAGGCGTAAGAAATGACAACCGATATTGCAGGGCGATTTACCATCGCAGACCTGACATCGGAATATTTGGCCGTTGGCTTTATCGGCTCCGCATGGGCTGACAGCCTGACCCCGGCACAGCTTGACCATGTGCGCGGTTTTTACGGGATGACTGGCAAGCGGTCGGAAGTTTGGTCCGCCTACCCCGTAAAACTCAATCACAACCACTACAACGACTTTTTGATTATTTACCGGGCATGACCCGCCCGCTGGAGAATGGAGAATATTACAATGGCTAAAACGCTTGATGAAATTCAGATTGACCGGCTTTATGACCTGCTCCGCCGGGCGGAACGTGAGCGGGATACCGAAAGCGCCGCCGCGCTCCGCTGGGCCATTTTTACGCTGGAAATGGAGGCAAAAAATGAAAAAATCAGTCCTTGACCGTATCGCGGCCCGGCTTATGGCCGTAGGTATACAGACAGACAGCAGCGCGATCTATCGCTCCACCGCAGACGATGCGGAGCCGGTCCCGGTGCTTATTGCCCGGCATAACTACAACGGGCCATATCCCACGCGTGAGACCTGGCAAACCATCGAGACAGTCCGCCGCATCTGCAAGCGGTATAATGTCGCGCTGGATATGCGCGGATACTACCAAGCAACCTATATCCGCGAGGAGGTGACCCCCGAATGAGCTATCAAATCATCACATACAGCCCCGATATAGGGACAGACGAACGCGGGGACTACAAAACCCAAAAAGAGGCCCGGCAAGCACTCAAGCAATACCGGCAAGAGGCCGGGGCGCTGATCTACGATCTCGACCGTTGGTGCATCGTCTACCGGCGCGGCTACTGGCCCGCCGGGGCGCTCCCTGTTGAAAGGGGGTGCCTTGCTTGATCGTACTTTTTATTCTGCTCCTACCGCTCATGGTGATATGGGAGCTTGCCAAAAAATCTTGACGGCCTCAAGCGGGCGAGATACAATCAATAAGAGGTGCTATACATGAGATTGTCCCCAGATATGATCCAGCGCGTTGAGAATATAGCCGCCAGCGCGTTATATAACTATGAGGCCGTGGGCGTCCGCGTCCAGGATGTCCCGTTTTCTCCCGGCACTATGTCCCACTGCTCCCATATCTGGGACAACGGAGACGATACCGGCGAGGAGCTGCCCGGCGTGTCTGCTATGCGTTGGGACTCCATCAACGAGGCGCAACGGCACGGCTACTATTACGGCGATTATGTGGCCGTCATTGCTGGCAACTCGTGGGACTACGGCGAGGACTCTGGGGAGATCGTCATACATGACCCGATTGTAATTGAGATATTAGCATAATACCACCGCCCGCCCTGGAGCTTCCTGGGGCGGGTTTTCTTTTGCTCATGTCCCTATGCCCTCCAGTAGCTTCCCGCCGCTTGTGTGGCCTCCTATGGTCAGCAGGCGGCATTTTTGCGCCCGTATCCAGCGGGGCAGGAGAAAGGTAAAACGCAAAGCTTCAGTAAAGGCCATTTGCAGGCCCGCAAGGCGGCCTTGCCACCCTGTAGTGTCCCTATATTTCCACTCGCCAAAACGGCCCATAGCGGCCCGCACAGCGCCACACAAGGCATAAAGCAACCCCGGCCCACTCCATCAGGGAGCAAGCCGGGGTATTATTATTTGTTGCGGGCCAGGGAGAGAACAGCGCAACGGCTCTTGTTTGCGTCCTACCGGGCGCAGCGGGAGCCGGGGCACAAATACATATCGTTCAAAGTGATACCACCGCTTGCTCGGCATCCACTCATAAGCAGAGGGCAAAATTTATAGTCGATAACTCCTGACGGATTTTCATCCATAGTCGCAGCCTCCAAATAGTCGTTTCATAGTCCTTTGACTTCCAAAAAGTTCCTGAAATAGTCGCTGATAGTCGTTTACTCCTCCACCACCACAGACCCGGCGATCCGCTCTTCAAGCTGCTTTTGGTCGGTTATAGTCCCTAGCGGATTGTTGGGAGTAAGAACAACCTCGGATTTGTCCACAAGGCCGTCATAGTTCTTTTGCCACCATACTAAAGTTACCGGATTTAGCTTGCCGTCAGCGCCCAACATTTCGCGGTAAGCGGCGCAAAATTTCTTAACTTTTTTAATGAATTCGGAGTGCGCAGAGCTGCGTGAACGCCCATTTTCCCAATCATACACTTCATCTTTGTTCAAGCCAAGTGCAAGGTATGTTACTTGATTGGTCACTCTAACGTCATGCTCCGAACAATAGTGAACGAACTTCCAGAACCTATCTTCCAGAGCTTGAACATCGGACTTATCAACATCCCCCCAACTAAGGATAGTCGCAAGCACTCCAGCATACTTAGCATTGTCGCCGGGCTGAGTATGTACCCCGTTATCTCCAATCACAGGTGAGTTCCCGCCTCTTGGCTTCATCTTGCGCTTAACAAGTTCTTTCCCCTGCTCCATAGTCGTATCATTCTTGTTCAGAGTTGTCACCCTCCTCCACGACATCAAATCTATCATCATGTCTCCATCCATAGTTGTAAGGTTTGATAGCGTTGCAGATCAAGTCTTTGCAGATGTTCATAAAGTCTTTTACCTGTTGCTCCGTTAGTTTTCCGTCTCCCCATGATTGCGCGGATTGCAAAGCATCACATCCAGAACAGGACCCATACCACGCAAAAGTCATGAGATAGTCTTCCGGGTCCGGCTGGTAGGAATTGAATGGAATCAGATAAATCAAAGTCCCTTGATAGTCGCCATCATCAATTTCGTGAACTCTGTCTATAAAAAGATTCTCATTGTCGAGTCGGCTATCATCATTATAAATCTTATCAAAGGCAATCTTTACAAGGTCTACATAGCTACATTCATTCAGATCATCTCTTGAGGACAGTTCTGTTCTGAGCTTATCCTTGTTTTTATCCCAGAGTTCTTTCATGATTTTTAACATTTAATCACCTACCTTCGCAAACCCAAACCTCTCTCGCGCTCTCTTTGCCATGTTTTCACGCTGTTCGTCCGACAGTTCCTTTGGAGCGCGGACTTTAATCCACTTCTTGGGGAAAGTATATTCCCTCATTCCTTCACCACTTCTAAGTAAAGTAATTTCTTTGTGTTTTTCGGCAAGTATATCTAAGCGGCGGATCAAGGCACGGTCCATCGTGTAGCAGGAGGCAAGAGGCCCTTCCTGATTGTAGTTGTAGATAGTTTCCATCTCATATTTTGTTAAGCCCATTACTTATTACTCCCAAACACAACCTTCATATAACTGTTTGTTATTTTTAAATTTTCTTAAAAATCCCCATTAAATCATATATCATGATATTCTAGTTGTCAACCTCTAGCCCATGATTTTTTTGATTGGCCGGTAATACTTCTCAATTGTGGCCCATCGTTCTCCACAAAATTGACATTTCCTGTGACGTTCTATCCTACCTCCCATAACCGTATGACTTCCATAAACAACTCCTTCTCTACCGCAATTAGGGCAAATTCTAGCTGCTGTAATATTATCTGGCATCATATACCTCCGCCAATGCGTTAAACTCGTCTCTGTTAAGCGGCTCCGTCGGTCTTTCCTGTGGTGCTAATCCTCGGACCCGCAACGCCGTTAAAATCGCATCTGTGTTAAGCCCCAAGAAAGTTGATAGCTGCCGCATAGAATATCCTTCTGCGCGTTTGAGCGATACCCACTCCCACTGCGCATCAGAATACATATCACCAGGGAAATGGTATCTACGAACCATCAATATCCCCCTTCATTTTCTAAAAGCCACTCTTTCAACTCAACATGGGCTTTTGCAAATGCGTACTCCATATCACAATGTTGTACATTGACTACGCATTTCTTTTCGTTTTCTACAATAAGATGTACGATTATGCACCAATCAACAACAGAAGAATATGCTATTTCTAGCCAAACTTTCCGGCGTTCTGTAAGATTGTCTATGAAGCGAAGAAATTCATTCATCTTTGCCCATCTCCAAAAACTTCTTGCACTTCATCCGCACCTCCAACGATCTCCTCATGCTGCCCGCTCTCCCCGTCGCGCCTGTTCCATTTTTCGGTGATGCTCCTGACCGCTTCGCCCATATCAAAGCAGCAATTCGCCATCGGGTTTGCATAAATGCGCGTTTCTAGTCCGCACTCTGTGCATACGATAGAAAACTCTGCAACAGAAACCATAGTATTCAGTTTACAGAGCATTACTTCTCCGCCGCAATGCGGGCAGTTCTTTAGCTTAAGCATGATTGCCCCCCTCCCCGTCGTGGATGGAACCGATGACTTCCCAATTACCGCCGTGAATGCAATATCCGCTTGTGTACGGTTCTCCCAAAAAACCCTTTTCTATGTCATCTTCCCATACAACTGGTTCGTCATAAACTTTATGCTTTCCGTAGTAATCGGTTTCTCGTCTTACAACATCCCCATCAAAAATCTTCTTCCCGTTCTTGTCGGTCAGACCGGTGTACTGGCAGACCGTGGAGGGGTCGACCTCGTACTTGTTTAGGACATCTGGAATATAGTCCTCGCAACAGATAAATGCTGTGCCGTCCTTGTATGTAATCAGACTTCCTTCCACCCACGCACCATTATCCAGCCGCTTGGCTTTGAAAAGGATTTCTCTCATTGGGCACCTCCGATGATCTCGTCAAGGGTGACGGTTTCGTCGGGACGGAGAGAGGGGAACATCCCTTTCTCCAGGCCAACAAAGAACCACCCATTATTATCTCGCATAGGGCAATCTACCATTGCAGGCCGCCCCAGTTCGTCTTTTTGGATATGTGTAAAATTTGGAAATGTTCCAGAACAGAACATCCTCTTGATATTCTTTGCGTCCTCCACCTCCTGCTGCGTCCAGCGGGGCTTGCGGATGATGCGGTCGGGGTAGTTGATAAGGTCTAATGCAATGCAGTCTTGAACGTCCCCATCTTTGTCTTCTATGAGCCCTTCCGGGGTAATGTGATATGGATTGCAGTACGAATCTGCAATGTAGAATTGTTCTCCCACATCGAACCCCAGCACCTCACAAATTCTCGGCTTGTCCATGTTGGCCTCCTTCCTTTTCACCCAATTTTTGCACCCTTCCTGTGGGTCAAAGTCCTTCTCAATTTCACACCCAATGCAGTTAAAACAAGTGCGTGGTTCATCATCCTCCACCACCTCATAGCCCATCAGGCGAGCGGCTTCGTGAGGGTTGGCTCTTACGTATTCATGACACGGCCTCTTTGTCCCTGCGTATTGCTGCACGGGTTCCCGAAGCTCGCAATAGTCGCAATCTTTTTTGCTATCGCAAAACTGCTCTAATGCCTGTTCAATGGTAAGTGCGACTTCGCCCGTCTTACTCCGAAACCTCATGGGCGGCCTCCTCAAAATGGATTCTCCCGCAGTTGTCATACCGCATCTGCTTGTCCTGTACGCCTCTCAGAATGATGTACGCCCGCCGGAGTTGGTCAATGTCGAAGTACCCGAAATGGCAATCCTCGATTGGTATTTCCATCTCATGGGCCAGCCAGCGGTAAAGGTCGTTGCGCTTCTTGTGGGCCTTTGGCTTTCCCTGCCAGAGCGGGTCAAAGAGAGCGTGACACATCTTTTTCCCTGTCCGCATCGGTTCGTCAGCCAACAGACCCAGGGCTTCCCGTGGGCGGGGCTTATGCGTCCCTACATAGGCCCCGCACTGCTCACAGAGGTAGCAATATCCGCTTCCGTACTCCCGTCCATAGACACGGGCATTAGAACCATAGGTCACACGCCCGCCGCAGATATTACAGCGGGTCGGATGGGTGTTTATCATGCTCGGCCTCCCTTCGCTGGCCCCAAGAGCAAAAATGTTCGTCTCCGTCGTGGTCTAAGTATGAGTGATGATGGATTTCGCATAGCATCCGCTTGCCAGTTTCCCATTCGTCGCAGATTTTGTAGTATATGCACTCCCGGCACCTGACCACAGGCACGGCGTCGATGGTGGGGGCATGACAAATCAAATTAAGAAAATTACGGTTACAGTTACGTTCAATGCCAGTTGCCCCTTTATATTGTTTCTCAACTTCGTCATAAATCATGTCAACATCAGCTAATCTCATGCCCGTCCTCCTCGTCCATGCGAGCGCCGCACGTTGGACAGTATGGCATATTCTCAAATGTTAGCGGCTGTGTTCCAGCACAAACAGAGCACCTAACTCTTGAAATGATTCCGCTTGCGGTTGAAACCCTTTCCCATCTTCCGTGCCTCACCTCCGCAACGTCGGCGGCGGGGATACGAGTTATCACATCATTGGCACACTGGCAATACCCCAATGCCCTTATCAGCGCGTTCAGCGCAGTTACCCTCTCGATGTACTCCTTCATTCGCTCCACCTCCGTTCGTGATCGTCCACAATCCGTTGAATGATTTCCAACTCTTCATCTGTCAGCGTCCGGTTCCACGCAATGGAGAAATCGCCCGTACACCGATTCGGGCAGGCCGTACACTCGCAACGGTTGGCGTTGCTGGTATCATTCACCCTGAATGGGCAGCTGTGGTTATAGCAGTCAGTTCTAATCCCTAATTCCCGGTCGACAAATTCAGCGGGATACATCCGCGGTATAGTTTTATTATCCATCCTGCTCCCTCCGTAGTGCGGCTTCCTCGCGGGTGAGGAACACGGTTCTGCCGAAATCTTCAGCTATCAAATAACCGTTCCAAATCGGATATGTAATCTCTCCATCTGCGTTAATTTGTACGCCATCAAGACGGCTCACGCTCGGGCAGTCATCACCTATGCGCCACTGATAGATAGTTTGATCTGGCTTTGCAGGCAGCACCACGCACCGCCCCTCCCTGTCCGCCTGGGCCAGTTCGCGGAGGCGGGTATATGTTACAGCGCAACCGCAGGACACACCATTCAAAAGCTCCACAAGGCCTTTCTCACGAGATTTAAGTGCTCCTATCTCTTCCGGCTCCAGGCCCGTGTCCTCGTAGGCGGCGAGGCGTTTTGCGGCTTCACCGCTTGGCCCATGATATGACCAGCAACCATATTCCTCGTTCCAGTAAGTCAACCGCTCCATGCAGTTCTCCAAACTCACCGTAAACTCGTCTACTTCTTCTACGGACTCACACTTTTTTTCCTCATAAACAGCATCATCCTCGTACATAGCTTTTTCCTCTGCCTCTTCCGGAGAATCCGCCTCAACATAAGCAAACCCGCTAAATGATACTTTGTATTTCAATGTCAGTCCTCCACCTTGTATTTGAATGACAGTGGGCAACACTCTACGCATTCCCCACCAAAAAGCGAACATCCATACTCCGTATATCCAGTATCCCACTCTTTGTATGTTTCTTCGCAGTATTCGCAATTTTCCCAACTGTTTTCAAACTCATCCATCTCAATTCCCCAACATCTTTAAGCTGTTACTGACGGAACGATATGTATCGGACGCAGATACAATCGCAAAGACATTTTCTGCAAGTGTAGATCTCATGGCATCATCAAACAGGGTCTTTACCTTCTTGTTTACATCGTCCCTGATGCACTTTGCCATCTTGTCCATATACGGTTTTACTTCCGCCTCAATGTTAAGATAATTCTGGAGATATTCTTGGAAAGACACTTTTTCTTCTTTCATACTACCCCATCTATCTTTCTGCTTCACAGTAAAGGACTGACTCTCAAACACGTCTTTGATTTGCTTTTTGAGATATTCTTCGGCTGTGTATTCTTCAACATTGTCGCTGTTCCAGCCTCCGCCAATGTGAATCTTTGTTGTTTTAAGATAGTTGTTGACATATCCAACAATCGAATCGTTAACAATTCCCTCAATTTTGCCGCAAAGAACAGAATCAACTTTTGCGTGAGCAACGTCCATAATTGCCTGCTCGACGGCGTTTTTTGTATTGATTTTTGCGGATTCCTCGATAATACTTTGCAAATTTTCCATATCAATTGTTATTTTCATATTCAGTCCTCCTTCTGGCCGCGCCACTTTGGATTGCAATATTCGCATGGCGTATCGGATGCTTTCGCACAGATTGCGCACGGCTCATTTCCGTCTAAAACATCTTGTACCATATAATTTTCTAGTTCCTTGATTGCAGAGTCTCTTTGATTTTCTACAATTTCGATACACCGCTTCACCTGTTCCAACTCGGCCCGCAGCTTCTCGTTTTCGGCCTGGAGCGTGGAGAGGGCGGTGGCGGCGTCTTGGCACATCTTAATGTCTTCTGGTCCTCCTGCGGCGTTCTTTAACCGCTCAATCAGCTTCTCGTGGTCGGCGTTGGTTGGTTTATGGGCCTTCACGCCATGCGGGCACTCCATTCCATTAGGCAGGCAGCACTTTGGCTGCGCATTGTATTCGCACTCCTCAAAATTGTAGCATTCAAGCATTGGCATCCTCCTCTCCCTCCGGCGGGCGGCGGTAGGCGAGCCAGTTCTCGCCGTATCTGTAATCCTCGATATGCTTTGCATAAAACGGATCAAGGATATTCCAATGTGGCGGAGGACTTTCTTCCCGTAACCCAACATGCCAATACGGTTGTCCTCCCATCTCCCGCAGCTGCTCGATGGTTAGCGGCTCGTTCGGCGGGGACAGTGCGGTGATTGCCATATCAAGCGCCTGAACATCAAGGTCAAAAACATAGCTTCCAGATTCGTCGCATTCCGCCATCCCTTCACAATATTTCTTCAGTCCTGTAAGTTGAGTGATTGCCTCTTTCACGTCCATCCTCACCCCTCCTTTCCCGGCGGCTCCGGAAGGGGCATCCACCACAAGACAACAGCATCTTCCCAGTCCAGATATTCATCGATGATCCAGCCGTCAGCCTTATTCCACGATCCAAGCTGATACGCCTCCTCCAGTGTGATGTTCGGCCTCGGCTTCCCGCTCACGATACACAACACGGACTTATGTTCTGCCGGCATGGCATTTTCCGCGCTCACCCACTCGTTCGGCAGGGTGAGGGTGGGCATAGAGCGTACCTTGTCCAGGAATACCTCCCCGATCTGCACGGTTGCTGGATGGCACGCTTGGTCAATTATCTTTTCGCACCATTTCCGTAGTATATTTCCGTCAATCGGTCGTACTTCCATCTTTCAGCACCTCCTCAGTCGCAATCGTCTCAATTACCGGAACGACCTCAAAATCTCTGTCCCACGAAGAACATCCGCTTCTAGCCTGCGCCTCAGAACGATATGTCTTGACGGATACGTCTTTTATTTCGGATATGGGACGAAAACTAAAAGCCTTTGCTAGACCGCACCAGACCTCTGTTCTGTTTTTCCGCATGACCACATAGCGCTTGCGCTCAATCCGCATCGTTC